GTTGTCATCCATTTCTTCCTTAGTCACGATATAACCCATTGCGTATGCAACGTGTGTATAGCGAGTTGTGAAGCCTTGGATCTCAGAGTCATAGGCAGTGCCTTGACCTTCAGACTTAACTGGCACCAGACCGAAGCCAGACAATTGAACGTCTTCTTCGTAGTTCATAGTAGAAGTGTCTTTGTCAAACAAATCTACGTACTCTTCTGGGTGCTCGTTATAAGTTTGTCCCCACCAAGCCTTAATACCAGGCCATAGTGCTTTGGGATGCGATGCGGTTGTAATTACTCCAGCCATGATTTATCTCCTTAATTAGACTGCAAGGTAGTTAACGACAGAGCCAGAAGCTGAGCCGATAGTACCGTATTCGTGGTAGTTAAATTTGCACAACACACGGACATAAGGACTAGCTGCGCTAGTTACTTCATTGTCACCACGTTGTACAGCACCTAACATGCGGATTGGCAGAGTAGCCGTAACTGCTGGTCCAGTGAGAACCATATCAGAGAAAGGCGAACCGTTACCCAAAGATGTTTGATTAGCAGCAGAGATAGTCACAGCTGCGTTCATAGAAAGCTGAGCTTGAGTAGCACCAGTGCTATCAAATTGAGCTTCAAACAAGACAAAAGGATCATCCACAACATAGACATAACGCACACTAGTACGAGTACCAGCAGCAATAAATGTCTTCTCTAGAGACAAAGAGTTACCAACCAAGCTTACACCTGGATCAGCAACACGAATGCCCACAATAATACCCAGAGGTAAAGCAGAAGTAGTAGTTGCACCACCCCACTTTTGAATGTTACGAACACCATTGGTATCCGAACCAGACCTGGACATTACGCAATCACCGATTGCATAGCTATTGGTAGTGTCAGCAGTAGGGATAGCGTATAAACGACCCTGCTCATTCCACTTGCCACCTAGCAAGTTACCAACAGGACTAAACCCGTTGGCTTTATTTACGTTAGCCATTTAAGACTCCTTTAAAACGTTAGTTAAGTTTGATGCCATCTCTAGGGGTATAGAACGATGGATTATCTCCAGTGATCTTACCCTTACGAATAGCAGCGTCAATAAGATTGTTTTTAGCCTGAAGCTCAGCTTGATCTTCCTCGTGCCATTCTTGCCGAATCTTCATTAGATAACCGTATTGCTCCGTACCTTCAGCACGGGGATTTACAAGATACCTAATTCTTTCTCCGAGGTCACCATTACGGCTAACCACATTCTCACTCACGCCTCCAACTTCATCTGGTCTTACAAACTCATAGCCATTATCCATAGCTGCTTGTATGCGTCCACCTTTGTCTGTAAAGACATGTAGGTGGTAACCATCTATCTGTTGTTGGACACTTATCTTAGCTTCCGTGCCGTTAAACACGTTACGTTTTTTACGAGTTGTACCGTTTAGTGCTGGCGTAGGAGCAGACTCTTCTGCTTTACGTTGTTCCATTTTAGCTACTACACGATCACGTTTTTCAAACTCATTTAGTGCGCGGGGCATATCAATTTCCTTTCAAGTTATTAAATTAATTCCAGTCGAAATCAGCTACATACTGTTCACGAGTCATAAGCTTTTGCTTAACAAATCGATCACATGCGGCTTTGGCTTCTGGGGGGAGGTTGTCATAGGAGGGAGCATTGCTGCTATTACCACGACCTGCTCTTCCTGAACCAGATTCCACTCGACTAGATGGGCTTTTCTTTTCCCCAAACTTATTTGGAAACTCTTCTGCTAACACTTCGTCAAGCTTGTTTAAAAATGCCTGTCCTTTAAGCAAAGGGAACTCTAATCGGAGGCTTTCACCAATACCGTTAACCATGCCAGTCATCCGTTTATCCTGACCAAACCAAGAGTTTTTATCCAACCACTGTTGTAGTCCTGGATCAATCTCTTCATTTACTGGTGCAGCACTAATCGGTGTCTTGTCAGCATCCTTAACTGCTTGCTTAGCATCCTTGAGTTCATCTTTAGCTTGATCTAAAGCATCATCTAAAGCATTGACTTTCTGTCCGTCCCCATCGCTAATAGCTTGAGCACGGCTTTCTTTTATTGCTTGGATACGTAACTCATAGTCTTGAGCTTTACGTTCATAAGCATCTTTCTGGAATTTCTTAAACTCTTCTGCTGCTTCACGAAACTCTTTAAGTTGCTCTTTGGTTGACTGTAAGTCTTTAATGAGGTTCTCATTATTCTTACGCAGAATAGGAAGGATCTCTCGACCACGCTTCACAAATACATCAGCATCAACCCAATCAGTTTCGTTTCCACGAAACCTTTCTTTTGGAACCCACCCTTGAGATTCAGCCTCTTGGCGTACTTCTTGGGCTATTTCGTTACTAGTAACATTTTCTTCACTCATATCTTACTCCTTTATTTTAAAGAATGTCAACTTATGTTTTAGCTAGGTAGGGATCAACCAGACTTACGTCAGCATCTAACGTACCTGTGATGTCCTTATCGTTAACCATTCGATATGCTTCTCCGTCTTTACCCAAGTACAACAAACCTGCGTACTTAGCAAAGATTACTTTATCCCCAACCCCACACCAAGGTGCAGGTTCATCGGCATAACATTGATCGCCCATTGCAATAACAATCCCAGTGGTGTTACCCATCTGCTCTCGTTCTTTGGACTTCTCTGTTGTTAGGATAATCCCTCCTTTGGAGACTTCCTTTACTTCTTGGGGCTTAATAAGCACCCGCCAACCTACAGGATTAATACCACTCTGATTACTCATTTGTTTCTCTCTTTACTTCAAATAGATCTTCATACTCTAAGTTAAGGATGATTGCGATTGCTCGACATCTACCTTTAACCTCTTGTTCATCATCAAATGAACCGTTAACTAAACCCTCTTTCATGGTTTCACGGTCAGTAGCAAGCATTTTCATCAAACGTTTGGTTACTGGATGGTGTTTCCACTCTTCAAAATTATCTATACTTACTATTTCCACTAGCTTTCTCCTTTAAAAACCTTTACATCTGTGGCATCTCTACATTAAATTGACCTAAATCTTCTTGACTACCTGCCACCATTTTGTCAAAGGCAACATTCATAGTCTTGATAGCATTCATAACACCTTCTCTACGTTCTCTCTGTAAGCCGATCTGCATATTGATCTCTTGAATACGCATTCTCTCGCCTTCGGTAACGATACCGATCTTGATTTCTTCTACTTCTGCTTCTAGCTTTTGTATCTGTGCTTGATTTAGTTCTGCTTCGCCCATTAGTTTGAGCAAAGCAACCTTCATAGTTAACTGATCAGAAGCTTGTTTAGCCTGTAGCTTCATCTGTTCTATCTGAACTTTTGGATTAGGTGGTGCCTGTATAGCGTTAGGACCACTTGGATCAGGTAGCAACTTATCAATGTTAGTGACTCTCATTGCTTTGAGGAATGTGTATTCAGCTTCGTATCTGTTGTACAAACCTGGGGTAGCAGCAACACGAGCAGCAATAGCAGATGCTTGGTTTATACGTTGTGCGTCAGATGTAATACTAGGATCAGAAGTAGGCATAACATCAGTTACTGGACCTTCGTAATCAGAAGCCAAGACCATACCAGAGCCATTTGCACTAGATACGTATGGTGTATTTTCATCAACAAATATCTGGTTTAGACGATACAGTTTGCGGAACTCTTGTTTTAAACTGCGGTGAGTACGTTTAAAGATACCGTTAAATACTTTCATCCCTTGCTCAGCCATAGTACGAGTAGTTTCAGCAGGAGTATTCTGACCAGGATTCTGACCAGAAAGAATGTCTACAGAACCACCAATACGTTCACCATAGTTAATGAGTAAGTTGAGTAACGTAAACATTACTTGAGAAGGCTCACGTACTGGCAATGGAACAATGCCTTTACGCAGATCGTCTCCAGTTGTATCTACATGTTTCCACTCCATCGGATTGAAGGTGTAGTTACCACCACGTAGCTTAATGCCACGACTAAGGAAACCACCAGCAGTGTTCGCCATCGTCCCAGCATCAACAAGCTGATTGATAATTGTATTGATAGACTCATTGAGAGGCCCAAGCAAAACTCCAAAGCCAAGGTCATAGAAACCTCCATCTGGTGAAGGAATGAATGGATACTTAGTAAAGTATTGTTCTGCTTTGATACTGAGAATGACTCCACTCTCATTAACTTCTATATCTTTTTGTGTGTATCTAGCAACGATACGAGCAACCTTCTTGTTGTCTCTACGTACATACACGATGTAGGGTTCAGCGTATCCATCACCATCAAAGTCAATATGGCAATGTTGTTCTAGCATTTCAATGGGAGTACTAGAGTCGTTTGGCTCAGGTGGTTGTAAACCTTGAGCTTTATCTTGTAGTGTTTGTAGTCCGTTGCCCATAGCAACAGATGAGTACTGTTGGTTACGACCTTCACTCACACCTTCTAACCACAATCCACGAGCAGTACGCTCATAGATTTCATTTTTACTCATTTGTAAAACATGAGTAATACGACTAGCTGTCTCTAAGCTTTTAGTCCAGTAGTTAACTACCAAGTCCTTAGCTAATACGTTCTCAGAAATATTGTGTTTGCGTATTGGATCAAAGTAGGTTTTCTTAAAAGCACAACCAATGATAGGTTGTGTAATAAGAACCTTGTCCATCTCTGATTCCCAATCTTCATCTTCTTCAAGAAGTTGGTAAGACATGTGTTGCTCTACACGAGTAGCACGGAGAGCACGTAATCCGTCTTTGTCTTCTCCCACTACTCTGCACTTAACAGGTAAGTCGTTGTCTATGAGTACTGGGTAACTACGAGCGTGGTACTGTAGAGCAGCAATAGTAATAAGGGGAAACTTAACGTTACTAGCGTTAGCCCAAGGAAAGTTTTTGTTTTCAGTTACTTGTAGTGCAAGCTTTAAAGAAGCTTCAGTTCGTTTTTCCCAAGAACTTCTAGACATCAAGTCATTATCAAAATCTCTAACAACTTGTACCCCGATTGTTTCAAGATCATCTTTGGATAAAAGATTAGCTATATTTGGCTCGTATACAAGCTCATTAATATCAAACGTATTTTTTAAATTCATTTCAGTACCCACAGACTGTAGAACGCCCAGAGTCTACTACATTACTATCACGAACAAAAGCCTCGTACTCTTCTTCCTCAAGCTCTTTCTCAGTTGGAGCTTCCCACATCTTATCGAGCATTAACCCCAGGTATGCCCAAGCGTCAACCTGATCGTCATGCTTATCTCTAGGAAATCTAAGAAGCTGATCTTCAAAAGACTGGTACCACTCAGCATCCTTATCGAATCTGCAAGCACCACTTCTCATACGAGCTTGGATACTTCTAGCACGGGTAAGTTTGTCTCCACTAGGCTTGAGTAGAACAGTGTTGATGAACTCGCCCCGCTTAAGCATCTCTTCATTAAAGAAGGGTCCTAGCGCTTTCTGAATGACACCCTGCTCAAATCCAAAGAGTACGGGCTTATATATTTTCTGAATCATAAAGATTGTATCTATGATCTCAAGACCATCCATACGTCCTTCTATGACATGTTTACAGTAGAGTTTACCCTCATCATCCATACCGCCTACTACAAAGGCTGAGTAGTCAGCTCTTTGGGACTGAGACACAGCTAAGTCGCAGGTAGCATAGAACACCAACTTTTTCTTTTGATCTTCTGGCCTCATGGGTACAAAGTCAGTCTTCTTAAAGAAGGTATCGCCTACATCTATGGGGACATTAAGCATCTCTTGAGAGTAGACATCAGCTAAACCTTGCCTTACATAGTCTTCTTTTTGCAGTCTAAACTCGGCAGCAGTCTTCATTTCAGGCCAAAGTAGAACCTTAAAGTCATCCGTGTGAGCACGGTATTTGACAGACTTCCAAGGTAAAACATTGAGAGAATACTCTTTTAGATCTTCTCTAATAAGGCTTTTAACTCCTCTGTGGGAGTTGACCAGACTAGCTGGCATTAGGTTTTCTAGGAGACTGTCTAGGTGAAGGATAGTTCCAACAACCCTGATCTTGCCAGAGGAAGAGACACATGGAATAAGAGCACCGTAGAACCACCTCTTAAACTTCTGTCTCCTATCCTTGTTCATAACAATCTCATCATTCTCCATATCATCGCCAATGATCAGATCTGGTCTAAGGTTTGCCCACTTAAGTCCACGAAGCTTTTGCTCTGAACCTTTGGCTTGGATACGAAAGGTGTACCCGTCTTCCATCTCTACGATAAGATCGTCTTCGGTATCTTTGGGAAAAGATGAGACTGAGAATAGAGAGCGCAAGTCATCGTTATCTATGAGTTCTTTTTTGATGTCCCCTAGAAACTGTACTGCTTGGGTAACTGTATCGCTAACAATGAGAACATAGCGAGATTCTCTAAATAGAACAGAGGCTAAGGTGTAAGCATGAGTTACAGCCGTAGACTTAGCATGATAACGAGGAGCAGCTATAGCCACTTGCTTGTTGTTACTAGTAACAAGCTCCCATATCTCTTTGTGGAACTGAGGAGTAGGGGCTGGTTTGTCAAAGTTCTTTCTAAGAACAGAGTTTACAAATCCTTCCATTACTTCAGCATTAAGTTTGCTCAATTACTCTAGCCTCTACATCTATAGTATTCTTTTTTATAGTAGCAAACCTAGCAAACTCTTCAGAAAGCTTTAGTAAACGCTCATCAATCGTTCTTTCTACTTCTTCCCTAACAGGATTCTCGTAAAGCTTCTGTTGTTTGGTCATTAGTTCTGTAGAAATCTTCAAAGCTACGTGAGCCTTGACTGGAATACGGATAATCTCTCCAGTTTTCTGGTCAAACTGAGCATCACCTAGATCTAATCTGTCTTCTGTAGCCTTGAGAGCTTTAGTTATAACCCTTTTGAGGTTGGAATCCATCTGTTGTACGTCTTCAGACTGGAGTTGAAGGCTGTATTCCTTAAACCAATCAGTTACTTTCCAGATTTTTAGAGTAGCTAAGGGTATACCCGTAACAACAGCTGTCTCAGCCATGTTGCCAAGCATCAGATATGTGCTAACAGCCTGTAGTTTTTGGTTCTGAGTCCAGTGGGACTTCTTATATCGCTTATCGTGAGATGTTTTTCTACGCATAACTGCCTACTATTTACGCATCTTAGCTAGGGTTTGTGCTAATCTTGCCTGTCTACCAACTTTCCCACCCTTTTTAACAGCAGCAGATATTTTGGGACCTGGTATCTTTGTACCTAGGGGTATGCCAAGACTACGATGAAGACCACCTTTGTTCTTAGTTGCTTTAGCAATCCAGTTTTCTTTAGCCATTAGAGTTTCTCCGCAGTTTCATGTGCTTGTAAAAGACCTCTTAAACGTTCTATTTCTTTATCCCGCTCTTGTAGTTTGTGCATTAGGCTCTCATTCATATCAGCCCAAACTAGTACTTGACTCATACGCTCCTTGTGATCGCGTCTCATCATCTCAAATAGTTGTTCACTGACATCGAGTTGCTTTTGGATATGGCTTGCTATGGTCATCTGTAACTCGCTGTTTTCTTTGCTATTGCTTTTGGTTGAGCAACGAATTGCTTACCAGCCGCTTTACCTTTACGCTTTGCTTTACTTGTAGCTGCATATTCAGCAGCAGTTAAAGACTTAATAGCTTTCTCAGGCAGGTATCTCTCCCCAGTTTTAGATGAGGGTTTACCCGACTTAGTACGCCACTTCTGATCACCCCAGTCTTTTAGGGATTTCTGAGGAGCTTTCAACTTTTGTATCCTCCACCTGCTGCCTTGTACTTCTTAGCAACAAGTTGAGCTTTACGAGCTGACCATTGTCCAGCTTTAGTTCCTTGGGTAGCAGCAGCCTTTACTTGGCTAACAATCTTCTTACGAAGAGTAGGCTTTGTGTAGTTGCCAGCAGCATTGACAGTAGATTTAGACTTGGTTGCCATATATCAACACTTCCAAGCACGAAGGGCTTTATTGATTCTGCTATTGGGATCGTTAGCTGTCTTAGCAGAGGTAAGCTTCTTCTTCATACCACCCATACGAGCACAGAAAGAATCTCTTCTAGAACCACCTTCAGGTTGAGGTGCTTTTAGACCTGGCTTACCAGGGTTAGCAGCATTGTAAGAAGCTCTGCCTTTAGCATTTAGTCCGCCCGAAGGGGACTTGCCTTCTTTACGTTGCCAAGCTGGACTCTTTCCGCCATTGCTCTTTCCACCAGTGCTCTTACCACTTGATTTTTTAGCTGTAGCCATAAGGCTCCTTTCTGCATTGGACTGAACTATATCATCCTCTCAATATTTGTCTACAGGGGTAGAGATATATATCAATGAATACTTTCAGTGGACTTGACAGGTATTTTGTAAAACAGGACACTGAGTGCTTCTTTCTTTTACTGTTTTCTTTCTTAGGTTCAGGTATACAACAGCTATATAGAAGGTTCTATGTGAGTCTATGTATAGACGAACATCCAAATAGATCTTAGTAGTAACCCCCTCTTGTTTAAAACTACTCAGCAGCGTTATAAGTTGCCATAAGTAATAATAAAGAAAAATATATTTGCCCCTCCTACCCCTCTACTACCTACTAAACCTAGGTTAGTAAGCGCTTACTTAAGTAGTGGCTTATTGAACACCCTTATGTATCAATAACTTATACAGCCCCCTATGTTATTGTTCTAGTACCTATTTAAAACCCTTCTAGCCTACCTTCCTGCCCTTATCAGGTGTACGGTATACGTCCATCTACCTTCCACTCCTACATATCCTCTCACCGTCTGCATCTACGTTAGATAGCCGAGACAAAGTTCCTATCTACGTCAACTTGCTATCCGTTGGTAACTAGCCCCCAGCTTCTTGTTCGGGTTGGCACCGTTCACTGCGTGAACTCTGCACTAACCGCGCCAGTCGTCACTCCGTTCCTTTGTGTCACGGCTTCGGGCTTCGCCTTAGTGCCTTGCCAATCGCTACGCTTACGCTCCGCGACTGCGCCCCTGCGGGGCTTGCCCTCACGTCCAGCTCTTGTGAGGGGGCTAGTTCCCCTCGAATCTCAACTTAACTTAGGAACTTTTTATGTCTCAGCAATCCAACTTCGACTTCAACGGCTTCAACGCTCTTACGGAGCGCAAGCCAGCTGGCCTTCAAATCTTTTTGGCTCAACAACTTCTTTCTAACGCTCTCTGGAGTATGGAAAAGTATGACAATCCTCGTCAAACTGAAGTTCGTGACGCACTCAATGCTCTCAAGACATTGCGTACTCAACTCAAGGCTGATGCACTCGCTCGTGCTTAACCTTAAATCAAAGGTAGTAGTTAAATCTACTACCTTTTTTTTGTTCCACTTTCTTGGAGATAGATATGAAATTCTGGCACTACTACTGTCTTAAAACACCACTACTACTTATCGGATATGTATTCGGTACTCACGATATGGCATTTCTATATGCTGCAACACTCTCAGCTCTAGCTATCCCGTTGTTTGCTTACTTGGAGAATGAAGATGCGTAAACACTACGATATTACTAATATCTTTCAGAACAAACTTGATGCTATCAAGTACGACTACACCTGGAAGGACTACTTAGCCTGTGTAGTTATGGCAGCTGCTGTAACAGTCCCATTTGTAATCTACCTCTGGTAATCACATGATGTATCACGCTATACATTTTGATGGCAAGGTCGTTGTACGACCTATGACTGAAGGCATCACTGATGCGGAGTGGTTTCACGGATGCCGCTGTGTAGAACACTCTCTCTCACAGTACAAATTAACTGAGGCTTTGAAAAACAGACTGGATGTTCTGACTAAAGAACAGTGGTCTGAACTCATAAGCTCACTGGATGAGCCTACCAATGTTCCTAGTAACAGATTCATATCAACTCGATATGTCGCTGATAAATGGGATGCAGATAGAACTATCTATTGAAAGGTGACTCATGAATGAACGCTATTTACCTATATGTACTCACTGCTATGCAGTGCGTGTTGAACCACAAAGAGCTAGAGCATTACGTCCAACGTGTGCTGCTTGTGGTGAAGAACTTGCTAGACAAGTTAAGCACACCATTGTTCCTATGAACAAAAGCAACTACATGCTTGTCACTGACAGGTCAGTTCTATCTCAACTAAACCCCAAGGTAACCACATGACTAAGATGAAATCTTACAGAGAAGAAGTTCGTGAAGAACTAATGCAATCTCCAACCCTGTACTGTTGCTATTGCACAACAGAGAAGGGTGGGAAGACTCATTGTTGTAGTGAGTACCACTTTGTAGCCTTCAAAGATATGTATCCAAGTGACCAAGAACAGATGATTCTTGATCACGTTGGTGAGTATGAAGAGTGGGCTAAGAAGCAATGATTAGTACGCTCAGTCTGGCAAGCTGTGCGCCAACTACGTTGGCACTTGCTTGCTTAGCCTTCGCTTGGATAGATAAGCGGGACTTGCCGACTGCCCGCCTTGAGCGGGGGCAGATCGGCTTCGCCCTTTGTTTCACTCAATAGGAGTTAGCTATGAATTTAGATAAACAGTTAGATTTAGTTGATGAGATGCAGTGGGAAGACAGTGGCAAGGTGCAGATGATCTCATTGGAAGATGCTGGTTTGGAAGAGCCAGTTCTAGTAGAAGAGACACACATACATGGTCATGTGTTTCGTAACGGCATTCATGCTTATCTTGATTGGTTCTATGACGGATCAATAGAGAATGACGATTACTAAGTACTGGACGATAGAAACAAATGACTATGACGATGTACTGGTTGAGGTTATCATCCCCGACCCTTTTGCCAGTACTGAAGACACTCAGGTGTCCCAACTTACTCAACAAACTTTGGAGATAGCTGATGCCTAATTGGTGTGAAAACAAAATGACTATACGTCATACAGATCCTTCGATGATCAAACGAGCAAAAGATGCTTGGATGGATCGTAGATTCTTAAGAGACTTCATTCCTATTCCACATGAACTAGAGATTGTCTCTGGTCGTGTTGGAGGTGATGACAACCCTGACCAAGTGTTACTAGTAGCACAACAAGAAACTAACAAGAAGAAGTATGGATATGAAGATTGGTATAGCTACTGTATCAATGAGTGGGGTACTAAGTGGGATATTGGCTATGACAATGGTGAAGATAATGCTCCATACGATGAATCAGAAACTCAGTTCACAGTTAGATACAACTCTGCTTGGTCACCACCAGAAGCTGCTTGTTTCAAACTAGTCGCTATGGGATTTGACATTACTAACTATTACTACGAACCAGGTATGGGTTTCTGTGGTGTATTCAAAGATGGTGCTGATACAACCTATGGCACTGGTCAAGCACCTGAAGAAATCCAAGAACAGTTTGGATTTGATGTTCCTGTTATTGAGTTAACTAGACAAGAACTTATTGACAAGCTGTTAAATGATGATGTTAGTAACTGGTCAAACATAGAAGATTTAAAAAACTATGTTGAACATACAGCTATGAACGGTGTAACTGGATACAAAGACATGACTGAAGATGAACTCAAAGAAGAGTACATCAACCGTGGGTTGCATGAACAAGAATAAGTTTACTTCTGTAGCAAGTTCTAATGAGCTTGCTATGGTGGCAATCTTGCCGTAACTGTGGAGAAACAAGTGGAAACTACTTCCTCACCCTTGTATGCTGCTGCAACTGAATCGTTAGTTTCAGATGCTTCAGCTACTAGCACCTTTGAGAAGATGATACAGGTTGCGTATACGCATAGCACTGTAGATACCTTTACGAAGGAACTGAAAGACACTGAGAAGCTGATCAAGAAAGACTTTGAAATAAGTTCTATGCCTGGACCTTGGAGATCTGCTAAATCAGTTATCCATACTGCTATGAAGATCGGTATCAGCTTAGTTGATGATAACGGTAGTTACTGTGGTAAGACTTACCTACAGAACAAGATCAAGGAAACCAAACCTGACAAAGAAGAGGTTACTAACCAAGAGTACATTGACAAAGTTCTCAAACTTCTTATGGAAATCCCAGGGCATCTTGATGCTAAGACTATCCATTCCGAAGTTAAGAAGATGTTGTTTGCCTAATGCTTACAAAAGCTATTGAAGTTCAGAAATACATTAGAGCCAGTGCAGGTAGGGCTGGTATATCTATAGTATTTGAAGACGCTAATGAGCCTAGGCACGATGGTAAGACCATCTATCTACCTAGGATTACTCATAAGACCACTGACATAGAACTACAGCAGCTGATGGCATCTGTTGACCATGAGGTTGCACATGATCGCTTTAGCAGCTTTGATGTTCTTAAGA